AAATAGCGGAAATCTTCAAAACTATTTCGAAGACACCTAAGAAATAGTTTGTCTAATTCCAACTATCCATAATAAATCATTTAATTGAATAAATGGTAAACATTTTGCTTCATATATTGGATCAAGTAAAACAGATTTATTTTTATCAATATAACATTCTTCGCTTTTAGTATGATAATCTAAATCTGATTTAATTATTTGACATTGTGTTTGCCATCCAATTGGTGCGTATTTATTTAATCTTTTTATAGGATCGGCTCCAACTTGAATACCTAAAACATGTATATGTTCAAGATTATAAATTATTAATCCATTGAGTAATCCAGCCAATGACATACCGGAACCAACAGGAATAATTATTCTATTAATATTCGATGGAATATTAATTACTTGTTTTTCTGTTTGATGAATAGCTTCTGAACATTCCATCCCAAACGGAATTTCTCTCCATCCTAATTTTAGTGCATCTTCTCTAGCACGAGCAATAATAACATTGTTATAACCTGCTTTATGCTGAATAATTTCAGCGCCAACAGCTTGTGCTGAAATTAATTCAGGTGATAATTTTCCTAGTGGTGTATGAACATGACATGGTATATTAAGTTTATTGGCAATATGAGCTACAATATTTGCTTGTGGTGATTGACGAGAACCAGATGTTACTAATCCATTAGCTCCTTGAGATAATTCCCAACATGTTCTTGCTTTACCTCCACGAACTCCAGCAATACAAAATAAATCATCTCTTTTAACAAAATAATCTTCATATTGTTCCACTGGCGTAATATCAAATAAATTTATCATTTACACAAATCCTGTGTTAATTTTATTTTTTCAAGAATTACTTCTGTATTAAGACTAGCCCAAATTCCCGGATGTAACGGTTTTGGATATTTTTCTATATTTGTCCAAGCATAACCACTATGTTCCGAGTTAAGAGTTGGAATAAATTCATTTTCAATTACAAAAATAAAAGAATGATATGTAAATTCTTCATCCATACTGGTGAATGTTTCCAAGGGAATTTGTTTTAATACCTCTGGAAACTCGCCAATTTCTTCTAATAATTCTCTACGCAGTCCATTAGACACATTTTCATGCGAGTTTAGTTTTCCTCCAACAAGCCCCCAAGTATTCTTAGTTCGTGTGTTATTACGAAGTAAAAATAAAAAATGTTTGGATTTAAATGCGTAAAAAAGAACACCCGCTGCGATCATAGTATTATCTTACCTCCATATTAATAAGATCGGGGTGGTTTGGTTTAAAATCTGTTACATATTCACCATCTAACATATGTCTATATGCCTTCCAACCAATATATTTTCCGTGTCTTACATCATCACCCTCTGCTACACAAACATGTTCAAACGGAGATGCGTGTAATGGAACATGATAACGAAGTCTATTATATAAGTTTATATCTTCGTTATAATCTCGTATTCCTTCTTGAGTTAAATATGAAGTTCTAGCACAACGACCTACGGAGATTTGTATAATAGCATCGCACAATGATGGAGATACTGCATTAACTCCAATTTGCTTTCCTAACCAATTGAAAATATCTGTATATTCTCCTTTACGAATATATGGTGTATGCCATTCACCCGGTTTAATAATTTGTGGAGTTGAAGTAAAATATTCCTTTTGTGCCATATATGCTTGTTTTTGAATTTCTGGTTGAGCATCTGGATGACATCGTAATGCAAAGTAATTTGACCAAGCGTGAGAATCTCCAGTTACACAAACAGTTATCCATGACCAAGGTTCAATAAGTCTATTCACTATTTGTTTATGAACATTTAATCCAAGACCAGTGCCTTCGCATATACAACAATCTGATTCTATAATACCTTCGCCGTTACATATTAAACATTTTTGTGATGCCATTTCTGAAGCAATACGAACTGCCTCATCCCTTGCTTCAAGCCATTTTGCAATTGCTTTTTCACGTTTAATACCAGTTAGTTCTTCGTTTGCTTGCATACCAGATTGATTGATACCCCAATGTTCTGGAATGAATGGGTCTTCCATTACTTTTTGAACTGTTTTCTTAAACGGAATAGCTCTGCTGCTTGATGCATTACGAGCAAAGGCACAATGTGTATTGAATTCTGAATGTACAATTCGTGGATGTGTCAATTGCATTGTTGTTAGACGGTGATCATTGCATATAGAATCCGCTATTATTTTTGCTTCAAACATTTAAGAACTCCTCGTTTGTTTTTCATTGGCCATTTATTTTTAAAGATTGGTATTCTTCATCTGTAAGTGGTGCGATATTTCTACTTTCAAATAGCATATCTAAAAAGTTACGGAAATGTTCCAAAGATTTATTATCAATTGTTTTTGTTTCAGCTTCAAAAATTAATTTATCAACAGAAGAATCTTCGTTTGTAATTAAAAAAATTAATTCGGGAACATAGGTAACTCTATTTAAAGATGTAATTTTTTTTATTTGTCTCATTACTTTTCCTTTTTTGGAAAAAAATCCTTTCCATATATTTTTTCCTTGTCTAATCTATCATTTCTATCATTAGCTCTTTTTAATTCTTTTGCAATAGGTTCAATAGTCCAAATTAAACCACCAAGCATTATTATAAAAATTAACATATCCATATTTTAATATCCTTGTTCTTCAAGTAAATTTATATTCAAAATTACTAAATATGCATATGCATAACTGTGAGATTTGCGGAATGTATAGCCATCATTATTTTCTCTATTCCATACTGTTTTACTAATAATATTCCAAGGCAAGCCTTGAAGATGTTTTTTACCGGGTCTTATTATAGCTAAAAACATCGATAGTTTTTCAATAGAATCTATAGGTTCCGATAACTTCTTAATCATATCAGAATAGTTGCTAATATGCACGAGTTTATTTACAAAATCTTTTTCAAGTAATTTTTTCCAATTTGGTTCTCTCGATATAAGTTCTTCAAGATGTGCAGGGGATTTTACCATTTTATATACAGATTGATTAAGAAAATCTATCTTAAAATAACCAAGTTCTTCTGATTTTTTATAATTAATACTGGCTAAACCTGTAATTGGATTTTGTGGAGCTAGTGTTATATAAACTCCCGATGGATGTTTAGAACCATTTTCCAAAATGGCCGCAGTATGATCTATATGAGAAAGTATATCGTTTCTTGAAGGAAAATCTAAATCTACATCCATTATAGTTCCGCATCCTTACATATTTTTGTAAATTGTGTTACTTCCATTGGATATTTTTCAAGCTGTATTTGCCATCTCGAAGGATCAACCCATGCCCATACTAATTCTAAATCACCTTTATTCAATGATTCTAACCACCCTCTTCCACTCTCACTACAATATATTACCCAACCACTCACCCATGCTTTACGAACATCCGTTAATATTCTGGCAGTTCCAGCTTCAACAAAATATTTGTTATATGGTTTATTAACTTCTTCTCCCCATGATATTATTTTTTGAAAACTTCTTTGAAATGCATCCCAATTATCTTCTATAAAAACATAATGTTGCAAGAAACAATCATATATTTCATCTTTATTCCATTGATCTATTGAAACATTTAATTTTAAAAGCCAACTAAGATATTGTTTCGGATTTAAACATTTAATATCTATAACAAAATGACCCCATTTAAGACATGCAAGATAAAAATTGCTTTTTCTAAAATCTTCTTCGTCATTCTTTTTATCATTACCAAAATATGTATGTTGGATGGAAATAAATGCTTCAAATCCTAATCTTGAAAAAGTAGCATCTTTTTGATTAAATCGTCTGCGCTGTTCACACATATGCATTGTTACTGTGTTTTCATTTGAAAAGGTTCTTTCACAGAATTTACATTTAAATGAACCACGTGGTTTAATAACAACGGATTCTTTTGAAGTCTTAATATATTTTGGCTTTTTTATAGGTTTTTCAGATTTTTTTCGTCGAACCCGCGTTGCGTTTTCAGCCATTCTTTTATTTCCTCTTTTGAATTTACTCGTAGCATTAAATCAATATCATTGCTTTTACTATCTGGAAAACATTCCATTAAAATATTTCTTAAAGAATTACTGCTTTCTCGTTTTGCATTACCAAGCCAATAATGTTTTTGTTTTCCAATGCTTGGAGAAGCCGCACATATACATAACCACTGTAATTTTTTATGCTTTTGAATATCCCAAAAATTTGAATTAATATATTCATTTGTTGCAATAGTATAATATTTTGATATATCAGTAATCCCTTCGACTGTTGAAAACCATCGCATCAAAAGATAAGGTGAAAATTGTTTCTTTTGATCATTGGTTAGACGATCATAAAAATTATAATCTTTTTTGTCTGCTGCTGACATAATATTCCAGATAGCTAATTTATCATTATACTCTTTTTTTGATTTTATTGCCATTATTTAATCTCTTTAGAATTTTTTGTAGATACATCTACTATAGCTTTATATATGGCTGTTACATGATTTCATGTAGCTCCCATATACCCATTGTATTCATTTGGAACATTTATATCCCATCCTTTAATTTCTTCCCATATTGCCATCCAAACAAGATCATCAAACATATATGGTTCTGGATTAGAATAATTATGGAACATAGTTTATTATTACTCTTATTTTAAGAAATGTCAAGGGTAAATATTCATTGAATATTTATATTACAGAAAATTTTATAGAAAGAGCAAATATTGTTCATAATTTTAAATATTCTTATATATTAACAACATACACTGGTATATTCAATAAAGTAATAATTACTTGCCCATTACACGGAGAATTCAAACAAAAAGCAAATGATCATTTGGATGGATGTGGTTGTCCTAAATGTGGATTAATATCGGGTGCTAAGGCAAGAACAAAAACAACAGCTTGGTTTATTAATTCTGCCATGAATATACATAAAGATAGATATTTTTATGAAAAATCAATTTATAAAGGATGGAATATTAAATTAATAATAACATGTCAGAAACATGGAGATTTTTTAATACGTCCAAATAACCATTTAACTGGTCAAGGGTGTTATACATGCGGAATGGAAGCAACAGCAGCAAGCTCTCGTTATTCTCTTGAAGAATTTATAACATTAGCAACGGAAATCCATAGAAGAAAATTTTCCTATGAACGAGCAATATATGTAAATTCAAAAACAAAAATAATTATTACTTGCCCATTACACGGAGATTTTAAACAAGAACCTATTAGTCATTTAAATGGATGTGGTTGTCCTAAATGTATAAAATCTAAAGGAGAACAAGCTACAGAAAATTTTTTGCAAGATTATAATATCGATTACAAAGTTCAGTTTAAAATACCAGAATGTAAAAATAAAAAAGTATTACCCTTTGATTTTGCAATATTTTTAAACCAAAAATTAATAGGTCTTATAGAATTTCAAGGTGGACAACATTATAAACCTATAAAATTTTACGGTGGAAAAATAGAATTTGAGAAGTTACAAAAAAGAGATATGATTAAATTAAATTATTGCGCCAAGAACAATGTTCCATTATTATTAATTTCATATAAAGAGAAAAATATTTCTGTCTGTATTAAAAATTTCTTGGATAATTTACCACGCATTTGAACTTTGAATAATTTCTAATGATTTTGGCATTTCTCTAACTAAATAAATACATTCTGGTCTATGACAATTTTCAAGTGGAATACATAATAATTGACCAGTTTTAGTTTTCGGCATAAACCATTTTACGGCTGGTAAAACATCTTCTACTTCCAAATGTAGATAATCAGCAGTGAAAGATGACATTGGATTCACTGAAAAAGCATTAAAATGTCGGGAACTAATACTTGTAATTGGATTAATTTCTAAATCTCCACAAGTTGGTTCACCAATTAAAATTTGATAATCCGATGGGACATTTAAAAAATAATTTTTTTCATTTTTACGCGATTTGTTTGTAGTTAGACGTAACTTTATTGTTGGTGAATAGAAAGATTCAAGCATTAATAATGGAACGCAAAAATAATCTTTGAATCCCGTGCTATTATCGAAAACCCAAAAATACAAATCACATTGATCTGGAATTAAATTTAAATCTATAGGATTGTTTTCTTCATTTAATATAAGCATTCTTTTATTATAACTCCTTACTTATCAATTGTCAATGTGTTTATTTTTGCCATATAACTTTTTGAATTGAAAACGGAAACTTTTGTTCGTTATACCATTTTTTTCTAGAAGTAAGATGTCGTTTGCTGAATTTACACGTGGAACATATATCTAAAATAGTTGCGTGATTTTTATCAAATGCAGTTCTCAGAACTCTTCCAATACTTTGCACCGTCCGAATAAAACTTTTACCCGGTTCAAAGAGAATTAATGTATTTAATCTTGGAACATCGATCCCAACAGCCGCAATACCACTGGTTGCAATAATTACTTTACTATTACTGATTTTAACTTCATCATAATGTTCTTTACGAATAGATGATTTTGTAGCACCAGATAAAAATACACTATCTGGTATCAATTTTTGTAATTTTATACCTGTTTCTTTTCTTCCAACCAAAACTAACACATTTCCAGTTAATGCAGCGTTGGTTATAAGAGAAGATACATATTCTAAACGATCTTTATCTGTAACCAAAAAATCATATTCCGCTGCATAATTAGTAAATTCTCGGTTGTCAATCATTTGATGAATTTTAACATCGCATGTGCTAATAATACCAACATCTTGTAAATCAGATGTAGCCAATTTATGAATAACTTCACCAATGGAAATAGTAAGATTAATAATTTCAAATGGTTCTTTTGGAATAGTTCCCGTTAATGCCCAACGAATTGGAATATGTGCAAATTCCTTACACATCATATCTTTTAATACAGTGCCACGAATTCCATGTGCCTCGTCAACTATTACAGCAACAACATTATCTATAAAATCAGAAAATGTTACTGGTTCTCCAATTCCAATATCAATTGCAGATTGGTGAAGTTTTTCAAGACTTTGCCACGTGCAAATAGTATGCTTCTTAAAAAATTCTTTCCTATCGCCATAATATACACCAACATCTAAATTTAACATTTTGTAATATTTTTCAGTTTGTGTAATCAAATCTTTATTTGGAACAATAACTATACTTCTTCCATATTTTTCTACTTTTTTAGATAAAATAGAAGTTATTAAACTTTTCCCCGATGAAGTTGGCATAGATTGGATGCCCTGTAAATTTTTCAAGAATATATTTATTGATTCTGTTTGATGATCACGTAACATAATTGGTTGACCAGCAATTGGACTATCTTCTGGCCAAACAAAATTAGATACACAATTATTATCAATTTGGTCAAAAACAAAATCGCGATTATATGTTCTTTTATCCTCAAGTTCAATCTCATAATCTTGTTCTGTAAGATATTCTATAATTGGTTCCAATAAATTGATATAAGTAGCCCCACCAATAGTAAAATAATATACACATCCATCCCATCGACCCAACCTTACACTAGGAATGAATCTATTTGCAGGATTAAATATTTTACTTTTTTTATAAAGATATTGACGATCTTTCGCATCTAAATTTTCAAATTTACAATTTACTTCATCAATAATTATTAATTTTGCTTTTTTCATCTATCTCTCTTATATAAGTGTCCATAATAGTTTCTATATTATCTTTATCCCAATATGGAATTATTAGTAGTGGAATTTTATTATTTTCACAATATTCTTTTTTGATTTTATCTCGAACTTTTATAATTTCAAACATCTTTTCCGGTGTTTGTTTTTTGCTTCCAAAAGAAGAGGCAGAATAATGTTGTCTACCTTGATATTCTATTAGAAAAAGCAAAATATTACAACTGAATACTGCAAAATCAAAAGGTAATGTTTTCTTATTTTTACATTTTGAAATTATATATCCTTTTTGATAAATTAATTCTTTTTTATTTAAAAAGTTTTGTATAATAATTTCTCCATGTGATGATTTACATATTTGACATCCATATCCAGCATAATGATTTCCCGGAAACTGTTCAAAAATACCATGTATTTTACATCTAATTTTTATTTTTGTATTACGACCAATATATTCGGAACAGTCATATTCATATATATCATCATGCACTAATTTTGATTTGTTTATGAAATGTTTTGTAGTTTGTTTACTGCGCTGTGCTCGGTTTTGAACATTGCATTTTGGACATCCAAATCCTTGTAGATGAGATGCTGGAGATTGCTCAAATTCATGGCCAATATTACATATAATTGTTCCTTTGGTATGAGAGGTTTTATAAACAAATTTATTATATAAAAATTTATTATTGTATATTAAGTTAGCTTCTTTAATAAAAGTAATTAGTGTTTTGGTTCTGGTTTCTAAATTACAAAGAGGACATTTACTACCAGTTAAATGACTATTTGCAATTTGTTTAAAAATTCCATGTTTTCTACATCTAATTTTTATTTTATATAAAATACCGCTATATTCAGAACAAGTATAGTCAAAAATATCACCATGAATTAATTTTGCCCTTTCAATAAATTCTTCGGTTGTGAGTTTTTTATAAGACATATCTTATTTAACATCATATACTATAACACAAAGATATACAAGAAAAATCTGTTAACGATAAATAGTTTTATAGAATAGCGTAATGGAGTGTGGTTTTATGAATACAACTGCTGAATTTTTACGTAGTTTAGCTAATTTAATTGACGCGGCTGCATTGGCACCAGTGCCAACTATATCACCTGTTCCTCTTGTTCCCCAACCAATTATACAAACAGTAACAAAAATTGAACCGGGTGGTAACGAAGATAATTTTACAGATCATGTTGCTACTTCAGATGAAACTGATGCAATGGTTCCACCATTACAACAAAAAATAGAATTATTGAAAAAAATTGCAGGAGTTGATTCGGTATATGATGGCGAAGCATGTGATTGTGAAGGGGAATGTGTATGTGGTGCAAAGAATGCTGGAACCGATGCTGAATTAGAAACCATAAAAAGAAATGCAGGATTAGCTGTTGCAACAGACAGCGACTTTCCAGAAGAGTAATCAATGTCAGATAATTTACAAAAAATTTGGTCCAGTAGAGTTCCCGGAGCCAACGCCAATATTTTTATTGGAGAAGCTGGAAAAATTTTCTATGAACAATCTATACCAGAATTGCGATTATCTGATGGTATAACTCCGGGTGGAATTGTTATTGCTTCTGGTGGCGGCGGAAGCCAAGGACCGCAAGGACCACAAGGACCACAAGGCTCATTTGGTGGACCACAAGGTCCACAAGGAGATATAGGAGAAACCGGTCCACAAGGACTTGATGGAGAAACCGGACCACAAGGAAGTATTGGAGAAACAGGTCCACAAGGTCCACAAGGAAGTATTGGAGAAACAGGTCCACAAGGAAATCAAGGAGTAACTGGAACAACTGGTTCACAAGGCAACCAAGGAAATCAAGGCAACCAAGGAAATCAAGGCAACCAAGGAAATCAAGGCAATCAAGGAACAACTGGTGTAACTGGTTCACAAGGCAACCAAGGAAATCAAGGAAGTAGTGTAACTGGTTCACAAGGCAACCAAGGAACGCAAGGAGTAACTGGAACAACT